TCATTGTGTAGAACCCTGCATCGATTTCGCCTACGCTAGTTTCAGCGTTAGCCCATGTAGTAGTTGCAGGGTAGGTAGCCCATGTTAGTGTAGGCGTGACCTCTGACCATGGCAGGGAAAGGGCTGAGCCAAGGATAGCGGCGATTTGCGCCCCATCTAAACCTTCTGATAGGGCTGTGTTGTAAACAGCTTTAGTAAGCCTTGCAAGACTTCCTACTCCTAAGACTGTGCCTGTAGTGATGAAACCAGTTTCCTCTGGGCTTCTAACTCCAATAGAAAAGTCCGAGACCTCACCGCCGAAAACAGTTACATAAGTGCCAGATGAATTTTTAAGTTCTAGCGTGATTGTCTCTGAGACATTGATAGTAAAAGGCGAACCATCTGTGTTGATGATCTGTACTCGGCAGTAACCAGCAGTAGGCTGCCGATCAATATCTAAACGACCAGATGCAAAAGATACTGCTGTGACATTTGTATAAACATCATCATTGATGGTCACGCGCCATTCTGGCAACCAAGGCATTAGTCAATACCTGACACATCTACTGTGCCGCGCTGACCTGCGCCGCGAATAATCTCGACAACCTTTTCCGCTACAGCATTGGGATCTGAAAAAGGATCGCCTGTCACAGTAACATCAATCTTAGTTGTGCCACCTGTAGCTGTACCTGCTCCAGCAAGATCTGCTGCATCTGCTGCTGCTTGTGCTTGTGCTGCTGCAATCGCTGCTGCCAATTCAGCCGTGGCTGCTGCTAAATCATTTTTTACAGCCGTCAAAGTATCTGTAGCCAAAATACTAAAATCGGTAGTTGCCGCAGTAGCCGCATCTGTGAGTGACTGTTCTCCGTCAATCAATAAACCACCTAAAATGCTTTGTGCTGCTTTTGAGGTAGTAAGAAGTGAAGCAGTTGCATCTGTCGTAGTCTTACTTACTGCACTAGTGGCTGCGGCAAGAGATGTGTTAAGTGCTGTTGAGGCATCTGTTGCAGTCTTAACAATTCCATTTGTGGCCGTAGTTAGCGCGGTAGTCACCTCGCCTGTTGCTTTGCTAAAAGATGATGACCATTCTGTAAGGTTAGGCTTAAGAACAGTAGTGGCGATATTGCCAGTAAAGGATGACCATTCTACGCCAGTAGCAGTAATGGCAGTACCTATTCCGCCAATGGATGTAGTCAATGCGTTAATAGAAGCAGTAAGAGGATCTACTGACCATGCACCAAAAGGATCTGCAAGCTCTAAAGTTTTAACTGTGGTAAGTAATTCAGTAAGTTCTTTAGTCTTTGTTTGTGCAGTCTCTAGAGCCTTCTGATACTTTTCAACATTGGTGATGTTTTCATCTTCAATCGCCTTCATTAGCTTTAGGCGGATCTTATCTTCTTCTGAGATCTTACCCTTGAGGGCTGCTTCGATCTGGATCTTCTGTAGGTCAAAGACTGCCTTAGCCTTAGCAAGTTTAAGAGAATCCTTTTGTGCTTTCTCAGAAGCCTTTGCCAATGCTTCTAACTTCTTAGCGCGGGCAGCCGCTGCCGCTTCTGCTTTCTTTTCAGCGGCTAGACGTTCTTTATATCCACCATCGCCACCGCTAGGAAAAAATAACTTTCCTGTGTTCATAGGTTGCGGCGGATTGGATTTTCTCATCGCATTGCCAATAGCACCAATCGCTACTGCTGCAACACCAATAGCAGTAAGCCATGGAGCCCAAGCAAGACCGATAGCAATACCTGCACCAACAAGAATAGGTTGAGCAATCTTTACTTCTTGGACTAAGTATCCGAAACCTGTAATTGCATTAGTAAGCTTGATCGAAAGATTCTCAATATTCTTCGCTGCGCCCCCTGCGCCATTCTGTCCACCAAGACCGCCAAGGGCTTGAACCAAGCCGCCACCAATGCGCTCTTTAGCTTGGTTGCTTACCTCTGCAAGGATAGCAAGTTGACCACTAAGAGTCTTAGCAGCTTCATCGGCTGAACCTAATGTCTGGCTTCCGATCTTTTCTAAGATCTCATCAAAGGACATAGCAGCAAGTTCAGCCTTTGTAAGACCTAATCTGTATTGGTTAAGTCCCTTAGTGTTTCCAACATAGGCATTAGCAAGATCGCTGGCAACGGATGCGACATCGGCGTTACGACTAGCTGCAAGGTCAAGGGCAACATTCATGATCTTTGTCGATCGAGATACTGATCCAGTTGCAGTCAGTAATGCCTGCATCGCTGGGACTGCTTGATCGCCTGTAACTCCGTAAAGCTTGCCGATCTTTTGTACATAAGCATCTACTTCTGGAGCAGCAAAGGCTAAGCCTAGATTCTTAACTGTGTTAGTTAATTGCTGTGTCTCACGCTCTGCATCTGCGAAATCTCTAATTGATTTCTTGATCGCTATACCAAGGGCTGCGCCACCAAAAGCAATACCAAAAGAAGCACCTAAAGACTTAACGCTTTTGTTAAGTTTTCCAACTGCTGTGTCTGCTTGCTTGAAGGCACTCTTACCTAAAAACTCTGCAAGAATTTTAATGTCAATGTTTGACTGTGAAGCCATTATGCAGCCTTCCTAATCCCGCGAGTAATTGCTCCGCCTGTTTTAGATTGAAATAGATCATTAGTTCTTATGATTGCCTTAATGATGGCATCGCGAGTTTTGCCTTGATCTTCTTCCCATGCGCGATAGATAAGTCGACCTTGTTCTTTTCCTCTGCCTTTCATTTCGCCGCCCATAGAGGCTACAAAATTGGGACGTGAATTAGGTTTATTGGCAGATGGTAAACGCCCTGCTGTTTCATAGATAGCACCTGCCGCACTAGCGTTAACAATGCGTGTGCTAGAAGAAAAGCCTCGGTTATTCTTCCTAGATTTAGCTGTGCTGAAACGAATGCCCGCTTTAACTGTTGAAGCATCATAGAAAGGAAAACGACCGCCTTCTCTGCCCCAGTTGCTAAGGGGTGGACTGGCAGGCGCATAACCTCTGGCTTTATTGACCAGAGGCTCTGCGATTGCTGTCAATTCTTTCTTTAGAGCTTTGTCCAAGTCTGGAGCATAAGCCTTTAAGGCTTTACGGAGATCATTTACGCCTGCGAACTCGACTGGCATCTGCTGACTCCTTTGCTTCATCCGTGAGACCTTGAAACAATGCATTGAGCATCGTTCGATCTAATTCCAATAACTGCTGTGGCGCGACTCCCAATCTAATGCTTAGCCTAGCGATTAGATAGGTGAAGGGTAAATCGCGCTTTAAGACAAAGGGTCTGAATCCTCGACCGAAACTGATTTCAGAGTTTCGATGAAGTCAATCCCAAAAGGCTTAACAGATTCACCTGACCTGCGTGTTACTTCCCAAGCTAGCCAATAGACCGAAGTCTGCATCTCGTCATCTCGAAACGCTTTATGAAAGCCCTTTTTAGCCCACTGTTCGAAGGAGTATTCCACGGCAGGCGTGATTTCTCCTTCTAGTACGCTTCCATCATTACGAACGATCTTTAGTTTTGCCATGGTTTTGCCCCTTTGTTAGTTTCTTATGATGTTGTTACTGCGATTGTACCTGATACGTTCCATGTAACACTTTGAGTACTTAAGCTTGCGACATCTCCGTTAACGGGGGTGATGTTGTTGACCAAGCATGTCATGGTGTACAAAGGATTGGTTGCAGATACAGCAGCAGATGTCTGCTTGAATGTAACTGTGGTGTTTGATCCCCATGTGCTGTTAAGTGTCTGGAGTGTCTTAGAAGATGCTTCGTCATTTAAGAAATCGATTGTAATGCTTGAAGCTTCCAAGCCCTTAACAAATCGGTGACCTGAATCGCCAAGCGTTGTGACCTCAAGTTCGTCAAATGCGCGGTTAATAGTCACGCTCGTTACTAATGTTGAGAGATCTACCGAATTAACAGTTAGAACTCCGGTATTGGCTAGATAAACTGACATCGGTTATTCCTCTTCCTTTTTAGTTGCTGGCTTTACTGCTGGTGTTTCTTTAACCTGCCCGATCTTGATCAGAAAGGCTTCGTTCTCTTTTTCCCAATCGGACATAATTAACTCCAACTCGTTAGGATTGATACGGACATCTCGCAGCTGAGAAGGTCTCCCGAAGCAGCATTGAGAATACTTGGTGCGCTGATTGCGCTTACATTATAGACGAGAGATGATGCTGCAAGCTTAGCGAACACGCCACAGACAGTATCTTCAATCCCGTTAAGGTTGCCTTCATTGTCAAATAAAGGCACAGTCATAATTATCTTAAAGTTAGCCATTGGGCTAATGCCAATGTGTTGATTATTGGTTGGTGTCAAGTAAGGATCATCTGGTGACACAATTACTGAGTTAGCAAGGACTGTTGCCGGTGGAAAGGCAAAAGTCTGCCACTTGGCATTATCTACTAGAGCAGTTGCTAAAGTGGTGCGAAGTGTCGTTATGGCTACGGGTGGCATTATCCCACCATCGAGCGTGGATCTAGTGCGTGTGCAATCAATCCTCGCACCTTAGCGAGAAGCTGTGCGCTCATTCGGTAAGGGCTTGGTTGGAAATCGACAGCGTTACTGCCCGAAAGGGTTGCAGTACGCGCCTGCCAGATTTCAACAGATACCATTAAAGCTGCTTGCTGGACTGCTGTGTCTGTTGTCCAGTCTGTGTAAGTTCTTGAAGCGACTGATCCATAAGGCGCAATAGCATGCTTAGGCTGCGCTGTCGCGTGGTTTGTATTTATGCTGATTGAATAATCTCCAACGGCTGTAATAACTTTACTGCCATTGTAAGAGGATCCAGAATGAGAAATTGTTACTGTTTGACCTACATAAAAGATTTCTTTTACAGAATCGTTAAAGTAAAGAGTTCCCTGCCCAACAATATTCTCATGAGCTACTGTGAAGTAGGTAGGACTCCATAACATTGGAAGTAGGACTGCATCTGCCGCATCGCATACTTCCTGCAAGGTTGCATCTGGATACAAAGTACCGACTCCGAGAGTGCTACGGAGTTCTGCAACTGTTGTAAGTGCCATGATGTCCTTTCTCAAGACTCTGGGGAGTAGAGGGCTACTACTCCCCAGAGCGACTTAGTGTGTTTCTATCAGGTTAAGTTAAACCAGTTTGCGCCAGCCGCTAACTTAGTAGCTAGTGCTCCCT